CGCCGTGCCGCAGCTTGCCACTGATCACCAGCTTCTCGAACTCCTTCGTCGGCGCCGACATGTCCCTGTAGCCCTGATCGAAGGCGACGACTTCATAGAGCATTCCCCTATTCTGTGTGGCGGTCTCACGGCCGATCATCGTTGGTCGGCGCTTGGAAATCCGCGCGAGCTGAAGCTCGCGGCTCGGGTGGCACGGGCAAACTTGTTTGCCCGTGGTGGTATGGGGGTGACATGGGCAGACTTGTGTGCCCGAGGTTCTGACCGTCGCATCTGGATTCCGGCTTCCGCCGGAATGACGCGCTTTGGCTTCACGCTTTGCGCTCCGCATCCGCGCGAGCTGAAGCTCGCGGCTCGCTACACAATAACCGATTCTGCTATGGCCCTCGCCCTGCAACTGCGTGGTGATCTGCGTGGCGTTCCAGCGGTCAATGGCGATCTCGTGGATGTTGAACCGTTTTTGCATCTCGTCGATCCGGGACTTGATGCGCTCGTAGTCGATCACGTTGCCGGGTGTCATCTCGACGAACCCTTGCCGGGCCCAGGTCAGGTAGGGAACCCGGTCCCGCCGCTCGCGCTTCTCGGCGTTGTCCGCCGGCATCCAGAATCGCGGCAGCAGCGTCACCGTGCCGTCGTCCTCGTCGAGGAACACCAGCACCAAGGCGCTCAGGTCGGTGGTCGTGGACAGGTCCAACCCGGCCCAGCACTCCCGACCGGCCAGGGCGGATTCGTCGATCGGTGAACCGTCGCAGGCGTCCCAGGCTTCCAGCGACAGCCAGCGAACGTCCTGCTGGGTACGCAGGTTCAGGTGCAGGCGCTTGAAGGTGTTCTCATACGAAGGTGTGTCCTGCGCCTTGCGGCATTCGCGCTCCAGGTACTCCATGCTGACCGACACCCCCAGGTTGGGATTGACCCGCCGCCACACCTTCGGATCGGTCCAGTCCTCGTCCGGCTGCGCCTCGTAGATGACCGGCAGGAAGGCCGGATCGTCAATGACCCCGTCACGCACCTTGCAAGCGTAGTCGTACTTCTCGTTGCAGATCGATTCGCGGTCGAAGTCGGCGGTGGTGATGTGGATGATTAACGGCTGCCGCCGCGCGGCGGTCGAGGTGGTCAGTACATCCACCAGATCACGATTCGGCTGGGCGTGCAGTTCGTCGATGATGATGCCGTGGGCGTTGATGCCGTGCTTGGAATAGGCCTCGGCGCTGATCACCTTCAGCACGCTCCCGCTGGCCGGAGCGGTGATGGCGTGGGTGTAGACCTTGCTGCGGGAGGTCAGTTCCGGCTCGGCCTCGACCATCGTCCGGGCGGCACCGAACACCAGCCGGGCCTGATCCCGGTCGGCGGCGGCGCAGTACACTTGCGCGGCGGGTTCGCCATCGGCGAAGGTCAGCAGGCAACTCAGCCCACCGGCCCATTCCGATTTTCCGTTCTTGCGCGGGACGTAGACGAATGCCTCTCGGTATCGCCGCCGCCCGTCGGGACGCTTCCAGCCGAACAGAGTAAAGACGATGCTCTTCTGCCAGGGCTGTAGTAGAAAGGGCCGGCCTCGCCACTCGCCGGCTGTCAGCGTCAGGCACTCCCGAAAGAAGTCGGCGGCGCGCCGCGCGGCACGCCGGTCGAACCGGCAGTCACCGGCGGCGGCAGCCGGATCGTATCCGGGAATGGCATCAACCGGCATCGAAGAAACGGCTCTTGTCATTGCGTGCCGGCTCCATCAGCCGCGGGGTCAGTTGAATTCGCGCCCGGGCCGACGGCGTCAGGCCGAACTCCTGCTCCAGCTTCACCAGCTGCAACGCCAGGCGATGGGCGATGGCCACCTGCGGCCACTGCTGAAAGCATTTGACGCCGCCGTCCTCGCTGCGGAGCGGATACATCTCGCCCTTATCCTCGATGAATGCCTCCATCTTCCGCCAGCGCGACCAGAGCCGGCAGTATCGTGCCAGTGCGTTGGCATCGACGCGGGTTAACACGTTCATTCCGACGAGCATGGGCACCAGTTGGTTCCAGGCGGCCTTGGCCTCGGCGTCCAGCCAATCAGGACATTCCGGCGTACCGTAGAGGCCTTTGACTTCCGCCGTTTCTCGGCGCTTGGAGATCAGCGTGCTGCCGCGCAGCTTCAGCACGGCCGTCGGGGTGGGCTTGGGTTCTCGTTTCCCCATGGTTCTGTTGACCTCTGAATAGTTGCTTTAGGCACTCTAACAAAACAGAGCCGCGACCGTGAGGGAGCGGTCCTTGGGGCCTCGTGCCCCAGGTATTGTTAGAGCCTCTTACAGATACTACTCCGGCACATAATGAATGAACACATACAAAACGCAGGAGCATTGCACAGCAGCGTAAAACGCATCAACAGTGTTCACATGTTCGGTGTCGGAGTAGTAACCTACTGCCAGACGCGGCTCGTTCGCCGACGACTGTACTTCGACGACCGCCTGCCCGCCCTGCTGTTTCCATAGTTCCTCTGTTCCTGATCCTCTCCTCTGCTGCTCTGCTGTTATCCTGCTCGCATCTACTGTACTTCTGTTCCCCTGCTCTTCTGCTCACATCTACTGTACTTCTGTTCCCCTGTTCTTCTGCTCACATCTACTGTTCTCCTGTTCCCCTGTTCTTCTGCTCACATCTACTGTACTTCTGTTCCCCTGTTCTTCTGCTCACATCTACTGTTCTCCTGTTCCCCTGCTCTGCTACCCCCCCCTATGCCAATACCCTCGAAAATGTGCGCGTTGCTGGCCAATGGTCCTCGCCCGCAGACTGCCGGAAACCGACCGGCCTACCCCTCATAGTGCCAGTTGTCGGCACTTGCAGGAGGCACATCGCCATGCCGTCCTCCGTCATACCGACCAGTGCTCAGTCATATCATGCGGCTGCATGAAGCGCCTCGCCCGCCCCAGCCCGCCGTCGTAGAGCACGGTCTTGCGCGCGTGACAACGGCGGCAGAGGGTCTGTAGGTTGGACGTCTCGTTCGTCCCGCCCTGTGACAGCGGCACGACGTGCTCGCCGGCGACGCGTCGTCCCTCGTGCAGCCCGAAGGGATCGGCGCACCACGGATGGCGTGCCAGGATGTGCCACCGCAGCCGCCGCCAGCGAGCACCGTAACCGCGCTGCGACGCCGAGCGTCGCCGCTGATGCAGCGGTGCGTGTGCCACCGGTGGCTTGTGGGATTGCGCTCGCCTGGGCATCGTTCATCGCTCCAGCGCTCAATGATAACCCGCTCTCGCCGGGCACGTTCCAGACGCTGGAAGAGGAACGAGAACGATGCGCGACACTTCGGGGAAAGGACAGTCATTATAGCAGAATCGGTTATTGTGTAGCGAGCCGCGAGCTTCAGCTCGCGCGGATTTCCAAGCGCCGACCAACGATGATCGGCCGTGAGACCGCTACACAGAATAGGGAAATGCTCTAGGGACATCGGACCACATCACTCCAACAGCACGCGGAAGCGGTGACCGCAGGAGCAGCGCACCCACCACAGCGAGCTGCCGTCGCCCTGGTCGCGGATGGAACGGTACTTGTGCAGCTTCGCGCCGCCGCAGGCCGGGCACCGCGGGCGCTCGACGGTGATGGTGGCCAAACGTCGCGGCGCCTTGCGATCCGGTGCAGCTTGTTGGGGACATTCCGTCATGCCGCACTCCTTCCGGTGTCACCGCATGGCAGCGGGAACATGAGAGGATTACTGGAATTCCGGTGGCTTTTCGCTTGATGCGTTCGCCGGGACTTGCCCTCATGGCCACCTGAACAGTGCCGAGTCGTGTAGGCGCGGCAGAACCCTTTTGCAGGAGACATACGATGAAGAAGAACGAGATCAAGGTCGGAGGGCTGTACGTTGCGAAGGTCAGCGACAAGCTGGTGACAGTGCGAATCGACAGCACGCACAGTGCAGGCGGTTGGCACGCGACCAACACGCGAACGAACAAGCGCATCCGCATCAAGAGCGCTCAACGCCTGCACGGTGCGGTTACAGGCGCCGCGAAGGCCGGGGCACCTGCGGCGAGCGAAGCGACCAGGGCCGTCGGGGAAGGCAAAACCGTCGCCGATGATGACAAGCCCAAGGCACCGAGTAAGAAGGATGCCGTGATGTCTGCGACAGCCTCTGGCACCGATACCAAGGCACCTGTGCAGGTCGCGAGCAGGAAGGCCGTCACGCCGAAGGCGAAGGCAGCGGTCGCGACCGCGACTAAGACGTCCAAAGCCAAGAGGACCAAGGCGACCGACGGCAAGGCCAAACCGAAGCGCCTCAGCGCCCTCGCCGCCGCCGCGCAGGTCCTGGCCAAGGCAGGCAAGCCCATGCGGGCGCAGGAACTGATCGCCGCGATGGCCGAGCAGGACCTGTGGAAAAGCCCCGGCGGCTCGACGCCCCACGCGACTCTTTACGCCGCAATGGCACGCGAACAGCGAGACAAGGGCAACGCGTCGCGCTTCACCAAAGTCGATCGCGGGCTGTTCGCGTCCAACGCCTGAAAACATCACGCCCGCCTCCCTGAAGCCTCGGCGACAACCGGGGCTTCCTCTTCGGCCTGAGAGTTCCGTTCACCTGCGCGAACGCGCTTCGCCTTCTTGCCGGCGAACTTCTCATATCGTGCCACAATAATGTCACAATAGAGCGCGTCGAGTTCCATTAGAAACGCCCGCCGCCCGGTCTGTTCGGCTGCGATCAGTGTAGAGCCGGACCCGCCGAACAAATCGAGCACGTTCTCGCCGACGCGCGACGAGTACTGCATGGCTCGGACGGCGAGTTCGACGGGTTTCTCGGTCAGATGCACCATGGCGTTGGGCGTGACCTTACGGACGCTCCACACGTCGCCAATGTTGTTCGGACCGACAAAGACATGGGCCGCGCCCTCACGCCATCCGTAGAAGCACCATT